GCTCAATACACATGGACAAATACGCATACGTTTAATGCTACTGTAACTCATGCTGCCAATTTAACTATGAACACGGCAGCATCTGTGTTACAATTAGGAAATTCTACGATAGCAGTTGCTATTTCTGCAAATAGCTCTAATGGTACTTCGGGTCAAGTATTAGCATCTAATGGAACATCTACATACTGGTCCACGCTATCTAGTGGTGCTACTTTAACTGCAAACAGTACTGATACACAAACTTATTACTTACCAATGTCAAATACTTCATCTGGCTCTTGGTCAAACGGAGTAGTATCAACTACAAAACTTTATTTTGTTCCCTCTACGGGAACTCTGAATGCTACGATCTTCAACTCTCTATCTGATATCAACTTTAAGGAGAACGTGCAGAGTATTCCTAGTGCGCTTGATGTAGTAAGAAATATGAATGGCGTATCATTTAACTGGAAAGATAACGGCCAGAAATCATATGGCGTCATCGCTCAAGAAATAGAAAAGCTTGTTCCAGATCTAGTAAGTGGTGTAGATCCAATGTCAGTTAATTATTCCGGTATAATTGCATTCTTAATTAATGCAATTAAAGAGCTTGATGAAGAATTGCAAAAGAACAAACGTACATGTTCATGTGATTGTAATTAATACATAAAAAAAGAGGCAATTGCACATGGCAGGTCCTACTAATAGATCAGAATTTAAAGCTTACTGCTTACGTCGTCTCGGCGCGCCAGTTATTGAGATCAATGTCGATGACGATCAAGTAGAAGATCGTATCGAAGATTCACTAAAATATTACTGGGACTATCACTTTGATGGTTCTGAGAAACAATACTACAAGTATGGTCCTATCACTCAGACTGATAAAGATAATAAGTATATTACTCTTCCAAACAATATCATTGGAGCAGTAAGAATCTTTCCAATCGGCCAAGCTCTGTCCACAAATTCTCTATTCAACATTCGCTATCAGATTGCATTAAATGATCTCTATGATTTAACAGCGACTAGTATGGTGCCATATTACATGGCTATGCAGCATATTCAGCTACTAGAACAACTTCTAGTCGGTGAACAACCAATCCGCTTTAATCGTATCATGAATCGTTTAGCTATCGATATGGATTGGAATAAAGTTAACGTTGGAGAATATCTAGTCGTCGAAGCATATCAGATAGTAGATCCAGAAGTATATTCAAATGTATGGAACGACCGCTGGCTTCAAAGATATTCCACGGCCATGATCAAACAACAGTGGGGTGCCAACCTCACAAAGTTTAAAGAGATCAAGATGCCCGGTGGTATGGTCTTCAACGGTGATAAGATTTACAACGATGCCATAGACGAGATCAAAAAATTAGAAGACGAGATGATCAACAGCTACTCTCTTCCCGTCAGCGATATGATAGGCTAATATTGTGCCAACAACAAATTTTTTCTTTAACAATCAGAATTTTACGGCTGAACAAAGACTTCTTGATAATCTTACTGTAGAGATGATCAAGATCTTCGGCGTAGACGTAATTTATTGTCCGCGTACTACTCCAAACGTAGATAAACTGTTTCTAGAAGATCCGACTTCTGAATTCAATAATTCTATTCATATCGAAATGTATATCAAGAACTTTGAGGGCTGGCAAGGCGAGGGCGATATGATGTCTAAGTTCGGCATCACCATGGCTGACCAAATCACGTTCTGCGTCTCACGTACTAGATTCCAAGAAGATATTGGTTCGACTTATGATATGCTTCGTCCTAGAGAAGGCGATCTTATCTTCTTTCCAATTCCTAACGCGATGTTCGAGATTAAGTTTGTCGAACACGAGTCTACGTTCTATCAAACTGGATCGCTCCAGTTCTTTGAATTGAAGTGTGAACGCTTCAATTACTCTAACGAACAAATGGATACTGGTATTGAAGAGATCGATGTCATCGAACCAAATTATAGTTTTGCCACTGATGGTTATAGACTAATGACAGAAGACGGTATTTTCATCACTACAGAAGATGGAAATCGATTCTTATCAGAAGACTACAAAGAAACAGATCAGGTAGACGAGACTGTTCAGAATCAATTCTTTGAAACGCAGGGTGGATATATTGACTTTAGCGTTACTAATCCGTTTAGCGAGTAACATATGTTAGGTAAAGTTTGGTACTTTGGATTAATACGAAAATACGTGACGATATTCGGCACGCTATTCAATGATATCGTTATAAATCGAGTTGATTCGAATAACGAAGACGTGCAGACTATAAAGGTTCCAATCGCTTATGGACCAAAAGAACGTTATCTTACTCGGCAGATTCAAAATGACGATTTATTACGACCAGTTTCTTTGGTGTATCCTAGAATAGCTTTTGAGATTACTGATATCAGATATGATTCAGACAGAAAACTGTTTACTCTTGGTAAAGCGACTACGGGTTCTTCTAGTGCAGGATCTCTTCATACTCAAAATAATCCAGTTCCGTATAACATCGGCTTTAGATTAACTATCATAGCAAGAAATTCTGATGATGCTCTTAGAATAGTCGAGCAAATCATTCCATACTTTACTCCAGTTTTAAACGTATCTGCAAATCTTATTCCAGAAATGAATTATGGAAATATTACTCTGCCTCTAGTATTAAATGATGTAGGACAAGAAGAACTATACGAGGGAGACTTTACTTCTAAAGAATATGTCTTATGGACTCTAGAATTTACGCTGAAAGCATTTCTCTATGGACCAACTAACGACTCCAAAGTTATCAAAGAAGTCTATGTCAATTTTGATATTCCATCGGGAGATATCACAGACGCTTCTATCGGAAACACACCTACAGCAGAACATATATATGTTAGGCCCGGATTGACTGCTAATGGTCAACCGACGTCTAATGTGGCGGCATCTGTGCCTGTAGCTAATATTAGTGCTAGTGATGCTTATGGATTTATTGTAGAGTATGTGAATGATGCAGGATAATGATAGCGGCAAAGATCGTATAGCAAATATTTTAAACATTACTCCGACCATAAAGGAGAATGATTTAGTTATACATCAAGACACAGATAATGTTGGTTCAGAAGAACTGAACAACGATATCAAGTATGTTCGTGATATGATGTATGATACTATCAAGAATACTTCTGACGCCGTAGAAGAAATGCTCGAGATAGCCAAACAAAGTCAACATCCCAGAGCATTCGAAGTAGTGGCTACTCTTTTGAACACTCAGCGTGAAGCTAGTAAAGATTTACTAGATCTTCATAAGAGAAAGAAAGAGCTTAAGCACGAAGATAAAGACGGGCCCGATACCATAAACAACAATCTATTTGTAGGTTCGACAGCCGATCTACTGAAGATGATTAAAGGCAAAGATGTCTGATAGTAGAACCAATTATCTAGGAAATCAAAATCTAAAAAGATCTGGCGTCAATATTGGATGGGATGCAGATCAGATCAAAGAGTATGTAAAGTGCTCTGAAGATCCCGTGTATTTTGTTAAGAATTACATCAAGATCGTTAATATCGACAAGGGTCTAGTCCCATTTGATATTTGGCCGTTCCAAGAAGAAATGATTAAGACGGCTATTAGTAATCGATTCGTTATCTGTAAGATGCCTCGTCAGGTTGGTAAGACTACGACGGTTGCCGCTCTTCTCTTGTGGTATGTTCTATTTTCTGATAACTTTAAGATCGCGATTCTAGCCAACAAAGAAAAACAATCACGCGAAATTCTTTCTCGTATTCAACTGGCTTTCGAGCATCTTCCCAGATGGTTACAGCAGGGTGTAGTTCAGTGGAATAAAGGTAACATCGAACTAGAAAACGGTTCTAAGATTCTTGCATCGTCTACGTCTTCTACAGCTATTCGTGGTGATTCGTTCAATCTAATCTATCTCGACGAATTCGCATTCGTTCCAAACAACATTCAAGAAGAATTCTTTGCCTCAGTCTACCCCACGATCTCTTCTGGTCAGACATCAAAGATTCTAATCACATCTACACCCAACGGAATGAACATGTTCTATAAGCTCTGGTCAGACTCAGAGCAAGGTAGAAACAGATATGAAAGAGTTTCTGTACACTGGTCAGACGTTCCTGGAAGAACACCCAAATGGCGCGAAGAAACTATCTCTAACACATCCGAGAGACAATTCTCACAAGAGTTCGAGTGCGAATTCTTAGGTTCATCTAATACTCTAATCGACGGTAAAGTCTTGCAGAGATTGACGTATATTAGCCCGGTTCATTCTTCCAACAACGTCGACATCTATCATCAGCCGCAAAAGAATCGTCGATACGTAATAGTAGTCGATACTTCTCGAGGAGTCGATATAGATTACTCGGCATTTGTGGTATTTGATATCACAACCATACCATATAATATCGTGTGTAAGTTCAAGGCCAATGATATATCTCCACTCGTGTATCCAAACGTGATATCTCAAGTCGGCTATCTCTATAACGAAGCATTCATTCTTGTAGAAACAAACGACATCGGTCAGCAAGTCGCAGATATTCTACATCAAGATCTAGAGTATCCAGCAGTAATGGTAACTCAGACAAAGGGTCGAGCCGGCCAAAGACTATCTGCCGGATTTGGTGGAAAGGGTAGACCTCAGTTTGGTGTTAGAACTACTAAGCAAGTCAAAAGAATCGGGTGTGGTAACTTCAAGTCTCTCGTAGAAAATGATAAGTTAATCATCAATGATTACGATCTTCTATACGAGATGGCTCGATTCATCGAGAACAAAGCATCGTACGAAGCAGAAGAAGGCGAACACGATGACTTGGTGATGTGTTGTGTGTTGTTTGGTTGGTTATCTAATCAATCATTCTTTAAAGATCTTTCCGAGACAGATATCAGAAATGTTCTAGTAGAGGGCAGCAATTCTCTATTAGACGATGACATGACTCCGTTTGGTTGGCAAGACGATGGTTTTGAAGAAGGAGATAGCTTTTCTATGGCAGATCCTTTCGATGATATGGATGCTGGACCACATAGATATAACTTCTAAAGATGTGATTTCATAAATACTATCGTAATCTAACACGTGTTTCTTTTATGAAGGAGATAGAAATGGCAAGTCAAGTCAGTCCCGGCGTTAATGTATCTGAAATTGATCTAACAACAGTAGTACCTACAGTTTCTACTACAACTGGCGCTTTTGCTGGTATCTTTAGCTGGGGTCCAGTCAATCAAAGAAAGCTAGTCGATTCAGAAGCTACATTAGTAACAGCATTCGGTAAACCAACCGATAACAACTACGAAACGTTTTTCACGGCAGCTAATTTCTTGGCTTATGGAAATAGTCTTCAGGTTGTTCGTGTCATCGATGGCGCCAATAACTCTGTAGCAAATACTGGTTCATATACCGGATTCGCTGTCAAGAACGCAGACGACTTCGCCAACACGACTCTTTCTTCAAACGTAGCTTTCGTAGCAAAGTATCCTGGTTCTCTTGGAAATAGCTTAAAGGTTTCTGTCTGCGATAGTTCTTCAGCTTATAGCCAAGCAATCAATGTATCATTTGTTCAAACAATCAGCGGAAATACTTATGGCAACGTATCTGCCATTAGCATATCTTCTACAAGTGGATCAAACACGGCTACGATTACATATACGGCCAACCAAGCTGGACAAGCAAATGCCGCTGGCCAAGCTACAACAAGCTGGATTAGCGTTGGAGATCTTCTGGATTTCGGTAATACTACTACGGGAATTCAAACTCTTAAAGTTACAGCAGTAAGCCCATCTGGTACAGAGACAGGCACTGGAGCTAATATCATATCGTCTGTTGCTCTTAGCTT